CTCCGCTCTCTGGTGCGTACCAAAGCCGGGGGGATGGGGGGGAGGGGGGAGGGGTCCGGCCCGGAGCTTCTCGGAGAGCCCGGCCCACCCGGACCACCCGGACCATGCCCGTCGTCGCGTTGTCAGCCCGGTCCGGGTTCGGAGGCAATTTGCTGGGCAGCCCGGACCATGCGACACGGAATGCGACACGGCGGAAAGGGATCCTCCCCCTTTAGAACGGGCGGACCGACGTCGCTCTGGTGCGTGCCCGAGGCTGGAAGGGGGAGGAGTATTACGGATGCGGCATGCCGCAGGACGAGCAATAGACAACGCCTGCGTACACCGGGCCGTCCCACGAACAACCTTCAGCCTCGCACTTGGCCCGGCCGGAGTCCAGCGGAGTTTGCTGAAACTCCCGGCGGAAGTCGGCCGAAGTCCGGACCGGCACAGTTTCACGTGAAACACCAAACCCGAGGTCGGCGAGCTTCTGCCAGCCGAGGCGCTCGCCCTTGTCGTCGGGGCAGTTAAACTTGACGTCGGCCATCGACTTTACAACGTACTCTCGCGGTCTGCCGAACAGTTGCGGCCTTTCGGCCAACAATCTGTTCGCTGCGCGGTCGATTGTTTGGAGAGCCTCGACAGAGACAGGCTCGTCAAACCAGATGGCTCCCCGTAGTTCGGCTGCGCTAAACCCGTCGTCGGCCTCCGGTTTTACAAGATATCTCTGGCCCGACCTTTCAGGGCGGAGGGCGTTGGCGTTGCCGCTCGCCACGAAAATCTTGACTTCGGAGTTGCAGACCACACAATCCGGGCCGCAAGCCAAAGGGCCGCCGAGCAGGGTGCTTGCGATAGCAACCGGGCAAGCCAGCTTTTTGGGCCCTCGCCCGCCGTCGATTTCCTCGACAGCCCCGCAGCTGTTGCACTGGAGGACGTCGAAAGTTTCTGGCAACTCGACTTGGGTGTACGCGAAGTCGCTTTTGCAGGTTTTGTAGTGTTTCACGTGAAACTCCTGGGCCTTAAGCCTTCGGTGGGCGGGGGATTTTGAACTCGACAGGGGCCGGGGTGTCGCCGACGACCAGCGTCAAGCCAGTGTCTTCGGTGCCGTCGATCTCTACGCAGCAGTCCACGGCCGAGCAGTTCCACTCTTCGGAGCGGGGGCCTTCCATGTTGTTGCAGCGGCTAAGCACGTCCACGACCACGCGGTAGTAGGGCGAGCCCGGCTGGCCCACGAAGGCGCGTACTTGAAACGTGCGGACCAGCGTGTGGCTGCCGAAGCCAGCCCAGCGGTAGGTTCTGCCAATCTTGAAAGCTGCCATTTCGATCTCCTAGAGGGCGAATCCCCCGAAAACAGCATTATACCACGTACGAGGGCCCTGCACAAGTACTACGTGCGCCAGAACTCTTCGACAACACGATTTGCGGCGGTTGCCGGAGGCAGGCCGTTTCTGTAGTGCGGCCAAGCCAAGTCGGCTGTTCTGGAGACTGTCAAACCGCGAACAGGGCCTAGGTTGTTTACGACCTGCTTAAGATAGATGATGAAGTTCGGGTCTTCTAGCCGCTTTGCGTGCCGGGCGCTACGGGCAGCCGCCAAGTCGATTACTTGGCCCATGCCGGAAACCCCGAGAGACGACGGCAGAACACATGCACCACCAAGAGCTGCGAGTCCCGGACCGAGGCCGGAGACCTGTAGACCCAGAACCCCGGCGACTGCAGGTAGATGTGCGGCTTTTGCAGCGGGCATACTCGTCTGATTGAGACTTTGCGTTCCACGTGGAACCCCCTTAGGTTAACTCGACGTTGTAGCCCACGACACAGCCGTATTCGTCCCAGTGCGTGGTGCACTTAAACGGGATCTTGTGCGCGACGCAGTAGTCCAGAGCCACCCAGAGGGTGGAGCCCAAGGGCGTGTGCCAACTGCTCCGCGACCGCAACAGGTGGGCGGCCAGCAGGTGCGCGCTGCTTAAGCGCATCTTACGCGGGCTGATTCCGGGGGCGTTTTCCGGCGGGCAGACCATCTTACGCTTGTCGCCTTCCCAGTCGATTGTTGTGCGGATCGTGATCATGCCTTCTTCCTCTTAAGGACCAGAATCCCGACAATGCCGGGGCTAGTGCCGGGCGGCAGAGGCCGCCCCTTAACCGTTACCTTGACCTTCGGGATCATACCTCTGCCTCGTCCAGTTTGATGTCTTTGTGGTCGGCGTAGTCGCGTAGTTCTTGGGCTGTTACTTCGCCGCGTTTAACCGCGCCCCGGATGCGGTTGCCCGCGTTCATCCGGCGGCTGCCCGCGTTAAGGTGCTGCCAGCGCTCCCAGTGGTGCATCGGCTCCTGCTGGAACACCTTGTCGGCCAGTGCGCAGGTTTCGTTCGGGCTCATGCCGCGCAGCACTTCGGCCACTTCGTCGCCGTTGTCGAGGCTGTTGTTGCCCGAGTAGCTAACGGTTTTGGTGTAGTCTTCGCGGTACTTGCGGATGGTTTCGGCCATCTTGCTGCCTTCTTCCTCTTCCGGCTCTTCCTCTTCGGCCGGGTTTTCGTCCAGCCAGATTTGCATGCCAGCCAGCGCGTCGGAGCGGCTGATGCTGCGGCCGTTGTCCAGCTTGACCCAGCGACCTTTGATTTCGAGGATTTTTGCCTCCTCCATGTCTACGTTCATGGTCATTGCGCCAACTTCGAGGGTCAAGGTGCTGGTCATGTCTGAATCTCCGGGTTTGATGGGCGGCGACTGCCCGATGTGTCTATTATACCAAAGGGAGGGGGTTTCGTCAACCCCCCACTTGAACCGCTCGTCGGTTTAGAACCGGCCTTCGGCGAAGGTCTGCAGGGTGCCGCGCATGGCGTTGCCCTTGATCAGGGAGACGTCGGTCATCCCGGTGTCGGGGAACTGGACTTCCACAACGCGCAGGCCGGTGCGGCTCTTGTCCATGTGGCGGGTGGTTACGACTGCAGCGCGGCCGAGGAAGGTGGTTTTTACAACGGTGGTTTTAACTGCTTTCATGTCCGCGACTCCGGTTGGGTGGGCTTGCTTGCCCGATGTCTAAATTATACCAAAGGGAGGGGGTCTTTGCAACCCCCTCCACACCCAACCCGACGAGCGGTTAAAGGCAGGCCCCGAGGTTAGCCTCGAAATCCAACCCGGTCTTGCTCTGCCAGAACCGGGCGCGCCGGTCGGCGTTGGCTTTGGCCCGCAGCTTGCCTGCTTCGTCTCCGGACTTAAAGTAGAAGGTCTCGGCGCTAGCCTCCCAGCCCAAACTGGCAGCGGTCCGCCGCTCCAAGTGCGAGGCAGGGCTGGCCCGGTAAAACTCGGTTGTGCTTTTAGAGAACATTAGTCGGCTTCCTTAGGGTTGCTTGCGCCACGGAGAGCCGCCCCGCCAAGCAGGTCGACGGCCCGGTCCAGGGTTTCACGGTTGTGGACTGTAAAGCTGATCGGCTTGCCTTGGCCTTTGAAGTCCATCGTAAACAGGACGTTGGCGGCCGTTAGCCGGTCCACCAGACGCTGCATAAAGAGAGGGTGCACGGATCGAGTGTAAGCCATATCTAACTCCAAACTTCTAGACAACAACGGAATGCCTATTGTAACACACCTAGCTTTGGGCCACAACCCCCGCTGGTCGGCAGTAGTTTCTTCATAAAATTGACAGCGCGCTTTCGGCGTGGTACAATTCGCCCAAGCCCGGAGAACCGGGGAGAGCGAAATGAGAACGTACGACCATGACCCAAGGCTTTTCGAGGACTGCGACCGGCACCGTATACCCTACGGCGAGCCCGGCTACGACCCGTTCCTCGACACGCCCCTGCCGCGACTCAAAGCCTCGGACCTGCTTTGTTCCTCCACGCTCGCTGTTCGACAAGCAATTGTCGACGGTCGCCTAAGGAGAGCCGGGTATGTCAAACGCCTCCAACAACTACGGCATGACACAAGACGAGTTAAGATCGTTCTTGGCCGACCAGCGTGAAAACGGCTTCCTCGCCCTCGGGCAGGACAAGCGCCTTTTCGCGCTAAACTTCGTCGAGACCGGTTCCTACGCCCTAGCCTCCGAAGCGGCCATGGTTGTCAAGGACACCGGTCGCCGTTGGCTCCGAGACCCTTTGGTGTCGGCCTTCATCGCCTACCTCAACCAGCAGAAAGAACACTACTCGCTGATCGACGCTAGTTTCGTCGAGTCGCAGTATCTGGTCCTGCTGGCCAAGTTGCTTGGCGAAGAAGAAGTCCCGATGGTTAACAAGGACGGGGCGCAGTTCTCGGCCAAGAAATTCCACAGCAGCGAGGCGGTTGCCGCCCTGCGCGACATGGCCAAGATCTCCGGACACTACAAGGAAGACTCCACCGTTAACGTCCACGTTACGAACTTAACGGACGAGCAGCGTCGCATTCTTAACGAGAAGCTCGATGCAAACTACTAACCTCGCTATTCAGCCGCTGGCCAAGGCCGTTTCACGTGAAACGCCTAACCTGCTGCTCGGCGACGTGGTAGGAGAAGACCAGTTTCTGGAGCACTTGCGCACCCGGTTGGAGGACGACTTCGAGTTTTTCATCCGCTATTTCTTCAAGCACCGCAAGGGCACCAAGTTCGTGTTTAACCGCCACCACCGGGTTATCTGCCGCGACTTGATGAAGGTCTACGAGGGCGAGTACGAGGGCTACATCTGCAACGTCCCTCCTCGCTACAGCAAGACCGAAGTTATCGTCATCCTGTTCCCGCTGTGGTGCTACGTCCAAAACAACAGGTGCGAGTTCATCCACCTGTCGTACAGCCTGCCGTTGGCCTTGGAGAACTCCGACGCCATCCGCACTGTAATGAAGTCTGCCGAGTTCAAGCAGCTCTGGCCGCACCTTACAACCAAGGACACCAAAGACGCCAAACACGCGTGGGCCACCGTCCAAGGCGGCACCTTCCTCGCGGCACAGGCTGGCGGCTCGGTTACAGGTTTTGGTGCTGGCCGCCTCGACGAGTGGAACAAGGCAGCGAACGACTTCTCGTTCTCGGGCGCGATCATAATCGACGACCCGCTAAAGCCCGACGACGCCAAGCACGACACCAAGCGCAAGGCCGTAAACGAGCGCTGGCAGTCCACCATCAAGTCCCGGCGCAACAGCCCCCGGACGCCGGTAATCTGCGTAATGCAGCGGATTGCCGAGGACGACTTTACCGCCGAACTTAAGCGCGACACGGACATCAAGTGGAAGCACCGCATCCTTCCGGCCTTGATCGACGAAGACGGCCCAAACGAATCCTGCCTGTGGGAAGACAAGCACGACGTCGAGTCCCTTAAGAAGTTGGCCCTTACGAACCGCTACGTGTTCGACTCCCAGTACCAGCAGCGCCCGACGCCGAAAGGCGGGATGTTCTTCGAGGACTGGGAAAAGCTCCGCATAGTAGACGCGGTTCCGAAGATGATCCGCATCCTGCGCTATTGGGACAAGGCCGGAACCAAAAACGCTGGCGCGTACACCGCCGGAGTCCGGATTGGCCTTGGCGAGGACGGCAACTACTACTTCCTCGACGTTGTGCGCGGCCAGTGGGCTGCAGTTAAGCGCGAAGCTACTATGCGCGCCACGGCAGAGCTGGACGGCACCTACACCCACATTTGGATCGAGCAAGAGCCGGGCTCGGGCGGCAAGGAGTCGGCCGAGGCTACCGTCAAAAAGATGGCGGGCTTTTCGTGCTACGCCGAGCGCCCCACAGGCGACAAGATTGCCCGCGCCGAGCCGCTGTCCGTCCAGATTGCAGCGGGCAACGTTCGGATGCTGCGCGGCGACTGGAATAAAGACTTCATCGAAGAGCTTAAGAAGTTCCCCACTGGTCGCTACAAAGACCAAGTGGACGCTGCCTCCGGCGGCTTCAACAAACTGGCCGTCCCGGCGTCCATGGGGATTTTGATGAAAGGACAGAAGGTATCAGCATGAGCGGCCTATTCCTACTGGAAGCCAAAGAATCCGACTTGTGGGTTAAGGTCCGGGCTAACTGCCTGCTCTGTGCCCGCGAGTTAGCTGCACGCCACGCCCAGAACGAAGGGACGTTGCTCTGGCGCAGTCCGGAGCTGTCCACTGTAACGCTGGTCCACGAGCCGCTGCACTCCGACGAAAGTCCGCGTTTCTTGGAACGGGGAGGTCTGGCTAGTGTCTAACTCCGACCGTATGCAGCTAGCTGTTAGCCACGCGATGAGCGAGTACCAAGTCGCTCGCCA